ATGCCGAAGGATCGGACAGGGAAGGAGGTCGGACCGGGCGAGCTCTCCGAGCTCTTCGGCGTTTCGACGACGACCGTCCAGAATTGGCAGAAGCGCGGGTGCCCGACTGTCTCGACGAAGCCGGCCCGCTTCGACACGTTTGCGGTGCATCGGTGGCTACTCGAACGCGACCTGGCCGACCAGCCGGAAGGGAACCCGGAGGTCGTCGACTTCAAGGACGCGCAGCGTCGGAAGATCGTCGCCGAGGCGAAACAGGCCGAGCTCGACGTAGCCGAACGCGAGGGCCAGATCGTCGACGTCGACCTGGTTGCCCTCGAGCTCGAGCGCGTTCTCTCGACGGTGCGGCTCCGCTTCGAAGGGCTGCCGGCCTCGCTGGCTCCGAAGATGCAGCCACTCAAGACGGCGAAACAGCGGCGGCGGTTCCTCGAGGATGAGTTCCGCACGGTCCTTGAGGAGCTCTCAGACGGAGATACCGTCCTCGCCTCCGCCCTCGCGGCTGGGAAGCGGTAGGCGGTCGGTCTACGGGTTCCGCACGCGGATCGCGAAGACGATCTCGCGCGCTCTCAAGCCGAAGCCGAAGCAAACCGTCTCCGAGTGGGCCGACGAGTATCGCTATCTTTCGAGCGAGGCGAGCGCCGAGCCGGGGAAGTGGTCGACCTCGAGGACGCCCTACCTCCGCGAATTCCAGGACGCATTCGGCGACGAGGACGTGACCGACGTCGTCGGCGTCTTCGGTTCGCAGCTCGGGAAGACCGAGGCTCTAAACAACGTGCTCGGCTACTACATGCACCGGGAGCCGAGTCCGATCCTCTTCGTCCAGCCGACGCTCGACCTCGCGCGCAGCTGGTCGAAGCTCCGGCTCGTGAACATGATTCGCGACACGCCGGTTCTCCGGGATCTATTCGGGGATCCGACGTCGAAAAAGACGGGCCAGGAAATACTCGAGAAGGTCTACCCCGGCGGCCACCTGGCAATCGCCGGCGCGAACAGCCCCGGCGGCCTGGCCGGACGTCCGCGGCGCATCGTGCTCGGCGACGAGCTCGATCGCTGGCCGCTCTCGGCCGGCGCCGAAGGATCGCCGGTCGAGCTCTCTCGAAAGCGGACGACGACGTTTCACAATCGGGTCCACGGGTGGATCTCAAGCCCCGGCATCGCCGGCGAGTCGCAGATATGGGACCTCTGGGAGCTCTCGGATAAACGGCGATGGTGGTGCCCGTGTCCGCATTGCGGCGAACGGCAGACGCTGAAGTGGGCGAACGTGCGGATCCCGGAAGCCGACGAGGTCGACGGCCAGGTCGAACGAGCGCGAGCCGCGCGCTACGAGTGCGAATTCTGCGGCGCGCATTGGGACGACGCCGAGCGGTGGGAAGCGATCCAGGCGGGCGAGTGGCGCGCGGAGCGCGAGGGCACGTCCTATGCCGGTTTCCACCTCAACGCGATCGCGTCTCCCTGGCTCACCCTTGAGGAGCTCGCTTCCGAGTGGCTCGAGGCTCAGGGCGACGTCGAGAAGCTCAAAGTATTTATCAACACCCGGCTCGCCGAGCTCTGGGAAGACGTGACTATCAAGATCGAGGCCGAGAAGCTCCTCGAGCGGCGGGAGAACTACGGCCCGAAGGTCCCCGACCAGGTCCTAGTGATAACGGCCGGCGTCGATGTTCAGGACGATCGCCTCGAGCTCGAGATCGTCGGCTGGGGCCGCGGTTCGGAATCCTGGTCCCTTGACTACCGGATCCTCGACGGTGATCCGTCGAACCTTCTCACGATCGACCCGAACGACCCCGATCGGGACACGGCCCTCGACGACGAGATTCACAGGGAATTCGTCCGCGAGGACGGGACTCCCCTCCGGATCTCGGCGACCTGCATCGACTCCGGCGGGCATTTCACGGACGAGGTCATTCGCTTCGCGAGCGCGCGAATCGGGCGGCGTGTCTTCGCGATCAAGGGCGTCGCCGGCGAAGGTAAGCCGCTATGGCCCTACCGTGGGAAACAGGCTCGAGTCAAGGGCGCCCGCCGATTCGGCGCGCATAACATCGGGGTCGACACCGGGAAGCGGTCGCTGATGCACAGGCTCATGGTCGAGGAGCCGGGGACGCCTCTCTATTGCCACTTCCCGGACCGCGATATCTACGACCTCGAGTATTTCGAACAGCTCGTCGGCGAGACCCTCGAGCCGGTGCGATACGTCCGCGGACGGAAGCAGCCGCGACGCTGGAAACAGACACGCGACCGCGTCGAGGCGCTGGACTGCCGCAACTACGCGCAGGCGGCGTTAGCCTCTCTCGCGCCTAATTGGGAGCGACTCGAGATCAATCTCGAGAAGGCTCGAAAGCGAAAGGGCGAGCTCGAGGAAGCCGACGACCAGGTCGAGCTCGAGCAGCCGAGCCGACGATCGAAGAAACCGAAACAGGACCAGACAGAGACGGACGAGCAACGCTCCGCCCGCCTGGCCCGCCATTTCATGCGCCAACGGAGGCGCCGGAGGTGAATCGTGCCCGACGCGACGCCCGGCGTTCCGGAAACGCTCTACGTCAACACGACCGCGACGCTCGAGTTCGTCGATTCCCGATTCCCGCCGTCCGACGGGTGGTCCGCCGAGCTCGTGGTCCGCGGCGCGGCCGTCGTCACGCTAACGGGATCCGCGGTAGGCGGTTCTAGGTTTCAGTTCGAGGTTGCGGCGGACACGTTCAATTCTGCGGCCATTGGCTCGGCCGAGTGGACGATTATCGTCTCGCGTGCGACGCCGGCCGTCGAGCGCGTGGTCGCGGCCGCTGGTCGCACAAGTATCGCCGAGGACCCAGCCGCCGCTCTGGCGGTTCCGGGCGGCGTCACGACGCACGCGGAACGGATGCTCGCAGCGATCGAGGCCGTCCTCGAGCGCCGCGCAACGACCGACCAGCAAGCCTATACGATCGACGGCCGGAGCCTTACCCGGATGGGATTCGATGAGCTCGTCCGAGCTCGGGAGCTCTATCGGCGCAAGGTCCAGACGGAAGCGACGCTCGCCGCCCGAGGGCTTTCTCGGTCCCCGATGAAAGTGAGGACCCGCCTCGCGTGAGTCTCTGGGATTTCTACCTCGGACGGACCGATCACGTCGTCGAACCGCCCGCGGTGCGGTCTGCCCCGAGCTCGAAGCCGTCCGACCCGCGCCGTTTCCTCGGACGCCGACCTGGCGGCTCCCGCGCCTGGGACATGGCGAAAACCGACCGGCTCTCGTTCCAGTGGGGGAGCGCACTCTCGACCGCCGACGGAGAGGTCCGTTACCAGCAACAGAAGATCGTCGCGAAAGCGCGCGCGCTCGAGCAGAACGACCCCTTCGTGCAGAAGTATCTCCAGCTCCTCGAGTCGAACGTCGTCGGCGAGCTCGGAATCCTCCTGGACCCGTTGCCGGAGTCTGCCCGGAACCGCCGGCGCGTCGACGGATGGGCGAAGCGACAGCTCGACGCGGCGTTCCGCGAGTGGAGCAAGCGCGGCGCCTGCACGGTCTGCGGGAAATATTCGCTCGCGGACCTCCAGCGTCGCGTGATTCGATCCGTCGCGACGGATGGGGAGCTCTTCGTACGTTTCATTCGTGGACCTCGAGCTCGAAACCGATTCGGCTTCGCGCTTCAGGTCCTCGAAACCGAGTGGGTCGATTTCGACTATTCGGGGACGGCCGACAACGGAAACGAAATCCGAATGGGCGTCGAGCTCTCGGACGACTTCCGTCCCGTCGCCTACTACTTCCTGACGCGAGCTCCCGACGACACGTTCGCGACGCTCCTCGCTCGAGACACCCGCAACCGGACGCGCGTCCGCGTACCAGCCGAGGAGGTCCTGCATATAGCGCTCTGGCCTCGGCTTCGACCTGGTCAGACGCGCGGGGTCTCGTGGTTCGCGCCGGTCGGCGAGTCGATTTACCAGCTCAACCAGTACCGCCGGGCCGAGCTCATCGCGGCGCGCGAGGGCGCGTCGGTGAACGGGTACTACAAGCAACCTCTCGGCGAGGACGGCTTCTCGGGCGACTACAGCGACGTCGACGAGTACGGCTATCTCGAGGACGTCGAGGCCGGCGAGAAAAAAATCCTACCGCCCGGCTGGGAATATGAGGTCAAGGAAGCGACGCACCCGACGACGGCGTTCGGCGACTTCTCGACGAGCCTGATCCGGTCGATCGCTTCCGGCTTCGGCCTCTCCTATGAAAGCGTCGCGGCCGACCTCTCGAGGGCGTCCTACTCGAGCGGGCGGATCGGCGCCCTCGAAGATCGCCAGGTTTTCCGGACCCTCCAGACGTGGGTGATCGACTCGCTCCTCGAGCGCGTCTATCTCGAGTGGATTCCCGAGTCGCTCCTGCGCGGGGCGATCAATCTCGACCCGCGGCGAACGGACCGCCTCGAGCCGCACCGATGGCAGACGCGCGGGTGGGCCTGGGTCGACCCGCAGAAGGAA